GAACTTGTCGATCAAGTATTGTGCTGTCAAATGATGCTGTCTAAAAACTGTATCTACTTCACCTTTGTAGTTTTCTAAAAAATACAACTGGTGCGTTGGTACTGCTAAAAAGTCAATACCATCGTTGGTTTCTACCATAGTGATAGCACCTGTGCCTGATATTACACAGTCAGTGAGTGCTTCAGAAGCCGCAACATAAAAGCTACTGTCTCTGATTGCTTTGAAAACGACCTTGTTGGCCATATCAAGCATTCGTCTCACATCTGGTGCTACTTGTGGTTTGATCTCATCTCTAACATCTATGTAAGCCCACTGTTGGTTTTGTGGGATCAACAATGTAAGGATTGTACTTACTAAATTTTGTGTACCGTCAGCGGCTGTAGAATCAAACAATTTAGTTCTATCTGTTTCGCCTTCTTGTACTCTCCAAATGTCTCTGTTTGGAAATGTAAATTTGTAAGCTTCTGATATTTCATCTTCGTGTGTTTCACGTGCCTGTTTGGCTTGCTGAAATATTTTTTTTACTAATGTTTTGTCCATATACTTTTTATCCTAAAAGAGTTCTACTGTATGTTGGAGCTAACGGATCATCAGTCAAACCTATATAACTTGATCCACCTCTTTTTGTTACCAGCGTGCCTCTACCTTTTTTTCTTTTCAAACCTGATCTTAAGTTAGCGGCCGCTTCTGCTCTTTTGATATCACTTTCAATTTTGATTTGCTCGGCTTCTCTTTCCCTAGCAATCTTGTCTTGCATTTTTGCAATATCTTCAGGGCTTGGCGCAGGTGGAATTTTTGGTTTCATGAATCCCATTATTGTACTCCCAGTTTATCACCCATATATTTGATGATGCCTAATAGGGACTTCTGACTTCCAGTTGCTTCAGTTTCAACACCTAATGGTGTTCCTCTTTTAGAAATAAGTGCCCCTCTACCTCTGCCTCGTCTAGTTACAGCACTTTTACCTAATGCTTTAGCTCTAGTCTGTCCAACTTCTCTTGTGATTGTTGGTGGTGGTGGAGGTGGTGGTGGTGGTGGGGGTGGAGGTGGTGGTGGACTTCCGCCGCAAAGTGCTAAAGGCCCTTCATAATCGTAAGAATCTTCTTCGATTACATTACCATCTTTATCCCACACTATTTTGTTGTATATTTTCATTTACGAATTCCTCTTTATGCGTGTGCGTTACTATATATATATAATATAAGCGGAGCGTGTTACTGACGCTCTTTGCTTACAAGTTTATTTACCTATCGAGGTCTACTGATTTTTACAGACTGTGCGTTGTTGCTAACAACACTTTGCACAGCAGGTATCCTACTAATGTCAACGCTAGGTTCTGGTAAGTGTGATATTGCTTCTGACACAGCATCAATGCAGTCATCATGTGCGTTGTTTGGAAACTCATCAAGCTCACTCCAAAAATAACTGTTTGTTCTAACTCTTTTGTGTACATACATTCTGTTGATCTTGATTATTGGCTCAAGTGTTTGTGCAATAAACACATATTTGTTTTTGCTTCTAAACTTGTTTACAAAGTTTATTTTCTTTTTCATTTCTTTGCATATTCTTCTAGCTTCATTGATCAGTGATGCACTGAAGTTTTCTTCAATGTACACAGTTGCTATCCCATATTTTGTGCAAGTGTTTATTATTGTTACAATCTGGTTAGTAAAATCTTTTGTGTCTTTATCAACTGCACCCAAAACAACAACATCGTGTACATAAACATTACCTTTGTCATCACGCATAGTCACAGCCAAAACAGATCTATCCCTAGCGTGTACACCAGTTGCTGGATCCCACGCCGCACACATTCTTCTTATGTTTGGACTGTCTTGTTTGTCACCTAGTTTGACAACAGGCAAATAACCGCCAAAAGGCTGGGCTAAATGGTGCACTGATATATCATCTTCATATTCTTGTATCTGGTCTATAGCCATCATTGGCTCATAAGTTTTACTAGGTATAAGCATATACTGTGATTTGAAATCACCTTCTGTGGATTCTTGTCTAGATCTTTCTAACCAGTCCCAACTGAATTGACCATCTGGATGATCAGGCCAAGCAAGTTCTTCTGTCTCTGGATCATAGACAGGTATCTTTTCTATCTTGTAGCCAACATTTACTAGGTGGTCATACAGCGTGTCATTGCTGTGTGGTGTACCAAGCAACACAATTTTTTTTGCAATCTTACCAAACTCCTGCACACGCTCTTTGATTCTGTCTCTGCTTTCTTGTGTCAAACTGTTGTCAGATGTTTCCAAGTCATCACCGATAATCAAGTCTGCGTGTAGTCCTGACAACTGTGATCCCAAACTGGATATTGCAACTGACGGGTTTAGAGATACTACTTCTCTATCAACTGTAAAATTTTGTGCTTGCCATTGATACAGTTCATTCTTTAGATGTTTTGTTAGCGGATTTGTTTCTATGATTGATCTAATCATGAGACTGTTTCTTAACGCTATGTTTCTTTTTGCAGAAATCAATATGCACTGGAAGTTTGGATCAATTAACAAACGCCAAACAATGTATAAACAGGTCAAGTGAGATTTACCTGCGTGTCTAAACACCTGCAAAATACGTCTAGGTTCGTCTTGTGTTTTTTCTAACCAATCGCAAATTTTAATGTGCAGTTCAGGTGTGTCTCTACCATCGATGATGTTTTGTACATCTACAAACTCTTTGAATGAAATATATGCCATTATTCATTTTTTGCTTTAGGATCTATGTTGATGACTTTTGACTCTTCATCTTTTTTTAATTTGTTTGCTATCCTAGTCTTTGCTTGTTGCATTAAATTATCTGCTTGTTGTTTTTCAAGCATACTGTTTTCACCTTGTGGATGTACTGCACCACTTATGTGCTGTGCTAAAGTTTTTAACAATCTTAAATGTGCAACTCTGGCGTTGATGACAAAAGTTGTTTTCTTTATGTAGTGTGGATCATCTTGTGCTGGCCACGCCGCGTCACTAAACAACTCATGAGCGTGATCAACTTCTTTGTCAAAATATCCTTCTGCTAATTTTTTTAGAATTTCTGTGTATTCTTGTTCTACTTTGTTTTTGTTCATTTGCGTTTCCTTGTTAGTGAGGCTAGTTCAGTCTCCCTCCCTAGCCTCTATACTTGTAAACTTGCAATATGGCTGGATTGAAAGGAGTCAGTAATTGCAAGTCATAAGTATTTATATGCAAGAAAGAGTCAGTCAATCGTACAATGTTACGGAGTTTATAAAAACATATCCTTTGTTTAACAAAGCTCAATGTGATCAGATGATTGAAATGTATGATAAAGATTTGCTAGAAGCCACAAGTGCAACACCAGTAGGTAACAGAGTCATGAAAAAACATCGTGACTGTGGTGTTAAAATAATAAAAGAAAATAAATTGTTGGAAGATCTATTACAGGACGCAATCAACATCTATAGAAATAGATTTTCATTTGTACCACCTGTAAAAAGGATAGACAGCCAATTCCTAAAATATGATGTAGAAGGTAGATTCAATACACACGTAGATCACTATGAGGGTGCCGCTAGAACTTTAAGCATCAGTGTTATGTTAAACGATGAGTATATGGGCGGCCAATTTCAATTTTGGAATGACATTGGTGACACTATCATAAAAGAGGTACAGCCAGTTACTGGAGATGTTTTGATATTTCCTAGCAATTTCTTGTTTCCACATTCAGTGGCTCCAATTACATTTGGTACTAGATACGCAATAGTTAATTGGTATAACTAATCTTTTTTCAACTGTTCAATTATGTTGACTAACAGAGCTCTGACCTCTGTGTCACTTTCTTGTACTACCCAATTTTCAACTGTGTCATAACCAGCAAGTGAAAACTTTACATTTCCTTCTAGTTCAAATTCAACTGGATCATCATTTGTTTTTTTAACTGTCATCACCACCCAGTCTATCTAAAATATCATTCATAGCCAACGCCACATAATTGTATATGAATGCATCGTTGTAATTGCCTTTCAACTTTCCAAACTCCCAAATGTCCTTTTCCCATTTTACTAGGTCTTGTTCTGCCTCTAGCAGATCTTCTTTTGTAATTTCTCCACCTTCGACCTGTTCAACTATCTTGTCAACAAATTCATCTCTG